CGTGTGTTAATCTTGTTTTTGCTTCTAATACACTTGTCAATCCACCACGATTCAATCCAGCTGGTGCAAACCATTCGTGAGCTACTTGGTCGTTATATGAAATAACACCAGGTAATACTACTGATGGTGGAACCCATACTGGTATTGAACTATCCCTATTAGGTATTAATACCCAAGGATAATAAGTTGCTACATAGTTAGTATCTAGATTTTTAATTGTATCTAATACGGTTTCAACAGTATCAGTATAAGCTGCCGCATCCATGATATATAGTGCATCCGCTCTAGATTCTACTTTACTAATCGCGTGATTTGTTACGTTAGAGTGTAGTCTATGAATAACACCAGGTGTTACCAATAGATTCATATCAAATTCATCAGGATTACTAATTGCATTGATTGCTCTTTTGAAAGCCAAACTACCACTAGAAGTTGAACTTGAAAGGTCAAATCCTTGTGTGTTTCCCGCGGTAATTGCCGAACCAACATTATAAGGTGTTGCTGGATTTTTACCATCAAAACCCCATTGGAAAGGAACAACAAATTTTCTTTGAGCTAATGTTGAATTAGTCAAAGTAATAAATGTTGAAGCATCA